ACGAAGAATGGCAGCCTGATAGCGTGATCGTGGAGGCCAAGGCCAGTGGCCAGCCGCTGATTGACGAGATGCGCCGCTCGGGTATCTTCGTGCAGGACTTCAGCCCCGGCAAAGGGCAGGACAAGATTGCGCGTCTCAACGCGGTGGCGGATATGTTCGCGTCGGGGCATGTGTGGTTCCCAGAAACCAGCTGGGCGTCCGCCACGGTGGAGGAGATTCTGGCCTTCCCCTCCGGCGAGCATGATGATGAAACGGACACGGCTACGCTGGCTCTGGCCAGAGCCCGCAAGGGTGGCCTATTGCGGCTACGCACCGATGTGCAGGACAATGAGTACCTTCCGCAGCGCCGCAGGGCTGCGTATTACTAATACCAGGAGTTTGTATGGCGACCAATAGTATGCACCCATCCATCTACGCCGCACCGCAGGGTATCGGCATGGACCCCGAGTTGGAGTCAGACAGCTCCGCGCTGGAGATTGAGATTGAGGACCCCGAGGAGGTCACGCTGTCCGATGGCTCCGTGGAGATTACGCTGGCGCCGGGGACTGACGCAGCGGGTGGGTTCGATGCCAATCTGGCGGAGGCCATGGATGAGGGCGCGCTACAGACGTTGGCCGGGGATTTGATCGGCTTGGTTGATGCGGATATCGCGTCACGCAAGGAGTGGGTGGACACTTTCGTGCAGGGCCTTGATGTGCTCGGAATGAAGCATGAGGAGCGCTCGGAGCCGTGGGAGGGTGCGTGCGGGGTGTTCTCGACCGTGCTGACGGAGGCGGCGGTACGCTTCCAGAGTGAGGCGATTGTCGAGACGTTCCCCGCTGCGGGTCCGGTGAAGACCGAGATTATTGGCGACTCGGACCGGGCCAAGGACGAGGCGGCGGAGCGCGTGCGGGATGACATGAACTACAGGCTGACGGAGACGATGTCCGAGTACCGCCCGGAGCACGAGCGGATGCTGTTCAGTCTGGGGCTGTCAGGTGCGGCGTTCAAAAAAGTGTACTTCGACCCAACGTTGGGGCGGGAGACTTCGGTATTCGTGCCGGCGGAGGACCTCGTGCTGCCCTACGGCTGCACTAGCCTGATGACGACAGAGCGAGTGACGCACGTCATGCGTAAAACGAAGAATGAGATTCGCAAGCTGCAGGTGGAGGGGTTCTACCGTGATGTGGACCTTGGGGAGCCCGTGGCTATCCACACGGATGTAGACAAGAAGAAGGCCGAAGGGCAGGGGTATTCGCTGACTGAGGATGATCGGTATCAGGTGCTGGAGATGCACGTTGACTACGACCCCCTCGGCTATGAGGACCCGGACGGGATCGCCCGGCCCTATGTGGTCACTATCGACCGGGGCACCCAGGAGGTTCTGGCCATCCGGCGCAACTGGGCCGAAGAAGACCCTAAGAAGCTCAAGCGGCAGCATTTCGTACAATACACCTACATCCCCGGGTTTGGGCCTTATGGCTTCGGCCTGATTCATCTGATTGGTGGCTACGCCAAGGCGGGCACCAGCCTGATCCGCCAGTTGATCGACGCGGGTACGCTGTCCAACCTTCCGGGGGGCCTCAAGGCGCGGGGGCTGCGGATCAAGGGCGACGACACTCCCATCTCCCCTGGCGAGTTCCGTGACGTGGATACGCCGTCCGGCAGCATACGCGACAACATCATGCCCCTTCCGTACAAGGAGCCCAGTCAGGTGCTGGCGATGCTGCTGGAACGCATCACGGACGAGGGTCGCCGGTTGGGGTCGATTGCCGACATGAAGGTCAGCGACATGAGCGCCAGCGCGCCGGTTGGCACGACCTTGGCCCTTCTGGAGCGCCAACTCAAGACCATGAGCGCGGTGCAGGCACGCTGCCACTACTCCATGAAGCAGGAGTTCAAGCTGCTCAAGGAAATTATCCGGGACCACGCTCCGGTAGAATATACGTATGACCCCCGGGGCGGGAACAGAGCCGCCAAGCAGGCGGACTATGACTTGGTTGAGGTGGTGCCGGTCAGCGACCCCAATAGCGCCACGATGGCGCAGCGGATCATGCAATATCAGGCGGTCATTCAGTTGTCCCAGACTGCGCCGCAGATTTATGACCTACCACAGCTGCACCGGCAGATGATTGCGGTGTTGGGGGTGCGCAACGCTGAGAAGCTGGTCCCGGTCGAGGACGACATGACGCCCCGGGACCCAGTCAGCGAGAACATGGCTATCCTGACGGCCAAGCCGGTTAAGGCGTTCATTTATCAGGACCATGATGCTCACATCGCGGCACATACCACGTTCATGCAGGACCCGATGATTGCCCAGCAGATTGGGCAGAACCCCATGGCGCAGCAGATGCAGGCCGCGAGCATGGCCCACATCGCGGAACATCTGGCGTTTGCGTACCGCAAGAAGGTCGAAGAGCAGCTCGGGGCCCCGCTGCCAGCGCCCAATGCCGAGCTGACAGACGAAATCGAGGTTCTGCTGTCGCGCGTCGTGGCGCGGGCAGCGGTCCAGCTGCTACAGCAGAACCAACAGGCTCAGGCGCAGCAGCAAGCCCAGGCCCAGATGCAGGACCCCGTGGTTCAGATGCAGCAGCAGGAGTTGCAGATCAAGCTGCAGGACTCCGCGACCAAGGCGCGTAAGGTGGAGGGAGAGCTGGCGATTCGCCAAGGGGAGCTTGCGATAAAGGCGCAGGAGGCAGGGCAGACTGGAGAGGACCCGGCGCTCAAACAGGCCATGGCGCAGCAGGACCTGCAGCACAAGGAGCAGGTGCACCAGCAGAAGCTGCGCCACGCACAACAGGCTGAGTTGATGGCCATGCGCCAGCGGGCGATGCAGGCTCAGACCCCGGCGATACCGCGTAAGGAGCAGTGATGGATATGAAACTACTTGAAGTCCTCAATGGCAAGCTGGCCGAGCGGATTGGGGATATTACGGGCTTTGTGGCGAACGGGCGATGCACGTCCTTCGAGCACTACAAAGAGCTGGTCGGGCGGGTCCAGGGTCTTGCCGCCGCGCAGCTTGAAATCAACGACCTTGTGCGTAACATAAAGGAGTCTGACGATGAGTGAACTATTGGTAGCGCAATCCCTTGAACAAGGCGGCCCGGTATCGGTGCTGCCGGGCACCGCAGAGGAGAAAGCCAAGCAAGTACCGGAGCCTGTGACCTATCACTTGCTGTGTGCTCTGCCGGAAATTAGCGATACCTATGAGAACGGGTTGGCGAAAGCGGCGCAGACGCAGCACTTCGAGGAAGTTCTGTCGCCCGTGCTGTTCGTGCTGAAGATTGGCCCCGACGCCTACAAGGACGCCAAGCGGTTCCCCAGCGGCCCTAGCTGCAAGACGGGCGATTTCATCCTGGTGCGGCCCAACACGGGCACTCGCATCAAGATTCACGGGCGCGAGCTGCGGATCGTCAACGATGATTCCGTGGAGGCAGTTGTGGAAGACCCGCGCGGGATTGGTCGCGCTAGCTGATAGGAGAACATCATGGAACAGACTGAATTCGAGTTTCCCGAGCCCGGTGCGGCTGAAGAGAATCCGCGCAAGGGCGGAGCGGTAGTGGACCCCGAGAACGCAGCGCCGGAGATTGAGGTGGTGGATGACACGCCGGAGGCGGATCGGGGCCGCAAGCCCATGGCGGAGCCTCCGAAGGATGTGACTGAGGACGAGCTGGCCAAGTACGATGAGAGCGTACAGAAGCGCATCAAACATTTCAGTAAAGGCTTCCACGAGGAGCGTCGCGCCAAGGAAACGGCCCAGCGCGAAAAGGACGAGGCCCTGCGATTGGCGCAGGCTGTGGTGGAGGAGAACAAGCGGCTCAAAGGCTCACTGTCGGAAGGCCAGCAGGCACTCCTGACGCAGGCCAAGAAGACGGTGGAGATTGAGTTGGGTGACGCCAAGCGCAAATACAAGGCGGCGTACGAGGCGGGGGACCCAGATGCGCTAATTGCGGCGCAGGAGGAGATTACACGCGCCAGCATCAAGGCCGAGCGGGTCAATAATTTTCGCGTACCCCCTTTACAACCGGAACGAAATGACGTACAACCAGAACGAGAAGGTCGGCAACGAGAGTACGTGCCAACTACGCAAGTAGACCCAAACCAGAAAGTGTGGCAAGATAGCAACACTTGGTTCGGGCCCAACAGGCGGATGACAGCATATGCTCTCGGGCTGCACGAAGACTTGGTTGAAGAAGGAGTTCCTGTTGGCAGCGAAGCGTACTACAAACGTATCGATGCCGATATGCGAGAGAGGTTCTCAGATATGTTCGAGTCTGAGAACGCTGCAGATGCGAAAACTCAGCAGCGAAAATCGAACGTGGTTGCACCGGCAACTAGGGGTACTGCGCCTAAGAAAGTCGTACTTACCAAAACGCAGGTGGATATCGCCAAGCGGCTCGGGGTTCCTCTGGAACTCTATGCTCGTAAGGTTGCGGAACAAATGAGGGGTTGAACATGAGTGAACTTGATCTGAATACTGACCCGCGCGCTCCGCGCACGCTGAAAAACCGTGAGCTGGAGACTCGTCCGAAACAATGGTCGCCGCCGCAGCTTCTGCCCGAACCGGAGCCGGAAGCGGGCTATGCATTCCGTTGGATTCGCGTCAGTACGCTGAACAATGCTGATCCCACGAACATCTCGTCGAAACTCCGCGAGGGTTGGGAACCCGTCAAAGCGTCGTCGCAGCCCAAGCTGCGTTTCCTGGCCAATCTGAACAGTCGGTTCCCCGACTCGATTGAGATTGGTGGGCTTCTGCTTTGCAAAACCCCAGTTGAGCTTACCGAGCAGCGCGATGCGTACTACCGCCGACAGGCAGAGGCGCAAATGCAGTCGGTGGATAACAACTTGATGCGGCAAAACGACCCGCGAATGCCGCTCTTCAACGAGCGTCGCTCCAAGGTCACTTTTGGTAATGGCACTTAATTTTCAGGAGCAAAGACATGGCTTACCCCACTGTTAGCGCGCCGTACGGTCTGAAACCCACCAACTTGCTTGGTGGCCAGTTGTTTGCGGGGTCTACTCGCAACTACAAGATCATCTACGGCTACGCGACGAGCATCTTCTACGGCGACTTCGTTACGTTGGCGCGCGGCACGATTACTCGGGCTGCGGTGTCCACCGGCACGGGTCTGAATCAAACGGTTGGCATCTTCCTTGGTTGTTCCTACACGGACCCGACCACGAAGCAGAAACGCTTCTCGCAATATTGGCCCGCGTCCACGCTGGCTGGTGATGCGGAGGCCGTTGTTTGCGACGATGCTGACGCCGTATTCAAAGCGGTCGTCTGTTCGTCCGGCACCACTGTGGCTTCGGCTGCGCTGGCCATGGTCGGCCAGAACGTGTCGATGGTTGACAACACGGGCAGCACTGCCACGGGCAACTCGGCCAATGCGGTTCTCGCACCGTCGGATACCCCGGTGACGACCACGCTGCCGGCGCGTATTATCGACATCGTTCGTGATACGGCGGTTTCGCTGGGCACGGCTACCTATACCAGCATCTCCACTGCCACGGTGACGAGTTCGGCCCTGCCGTTCGCGCTGCCCGTTGGCACGGAAGTCGGTTCTATTGCCGCCAATGGCCAGTACATCCACTCGGGCTCCTTCGTGGATACCGCAGCGGCGGCGGGTGCAACTACGTTTATTCTCAATCAGGCACCGACTACGGCGTTTGGTGCGAGTTCGACGCTGGTGTTCACCCAGTTCCCGGAAGTGTTGGTCAAACTCCAGTTTGGCCTGCATTCATACTACTCGGCCACTGGCGCTGCATAAGGAGTAAAAAATGGCTATTTCGCGTGCACAACTACTGAAAGAGCTGCTCCCTGGCTTGAACGCACTGTTCGGCCTGGAGTACGCCCGTTACGGCGAAGAACACAAGGAACTCTACGAAGTAGAGACTTCCGAGCGTTCGTTCGAGGAAGAAACCAAACTGTCTGGCTTCTCGGCGGCCCCCACCAAAAATGAGGGTGCATCATTGGCGTATGACAATGCGCAAGAGGCATGGACGGCGCGGTACAACCACGAGACGATTGCGATGGGTTTCGCGCTGACCGAGGAAGCTATGGAGGACAACCTCTATGACTCCCTCTCCAGCCGCTACACCAAAGCGCTGGCTCGTGCCATGTCGTACACCAAGCAGGTCAAGGCTGCCTCCGTTCTGAACAATGCCTTCAACGGCGCTGTGACGTATGGCGACGGTGTTACTCTGTGCTCCACGGCGCACCCGCTGGTGTCTGGCGGTACTAACAGCAATCGGCCTACCACGGGCGCGGACCTGAATGAGACTTCGCTGGAGAACGCGGTCATCCAGATCGCTGGCTGGACGGACGAACGGTCGCTGCTGCTTGCAGCCCGCCCCCGCAAGCTGGTCATCCCGCCCGCCCTGCAATTTGTGGCAACCCGCCTCCTGGAGACGGTACAGCGCACTGCTACGGCGGACAATGACATCAACGCCATCAAGTCCATGGGATCCATCCCGCAGGGCTTCTGTGTGAACAACCACCTCACGGACGCAAATGCGTGGTTTATTTTGACAGACGTGCCGAACGGGTTGAAACACTTTGTCCGCACCCCCATGCAGACTGGTATGGAGGGCGATTTCGACACTGGCAACACGAGGTACAAGGCCCGAGAGCGCTATTCTTTTGGCGTGAGCGATCCGTTGGCGGTATTTGGAAGCCCCGGTAGCTCCTAACCCAAAAACCCAATAAAATCAAGCACTTAGCGCGATTTGGAGCCCCCGCGAGGGGGCTTTTTCTTTTTGGGGCCCGAAGAATATATGCCTGTAGGAAAGAGCGGTGGGTCTGGACAAAGCCACGATAGAGTGGTATAAATCCACAACCCGGGATTTTCCGGTGTGTTCGACAGGCCCGGCTGACGACATGCAGACGAACACACCATACTCGCATGTGAGGAAATAGAAATGGCCTATACCCATTTTTCTGGCCCTGTAGCCTCGGCCAACGGTTTCGAGTCTGGCACATCCACTGATGCAATCGCCCTGACCGCTGCCGGCAATCTCTCCCAATCCTACGCTACCACTTCCGCCGCTTCTGGGGATACGCGGCTGACGTACAACAAACTCACGTTTACCAGCACGGGCTCGGGCGAGACATCGCGGTTTTTTTCCGTCGTCACGGGCGCTAATGGTGCCACGGCGGGCACGATCAACGGCTCCCATATCTCCCTCAGCATCAACGGCTCGGGTACGATCTCTGGTGCAGGTAATGCGCTGCGGGCTACGCTCGGCGGTACGTCTACGAATCCCGGCGGCACGCTGGCTGCGATTCAGCTGGATAGCGACTTTGCCTCGGGCGGCACCTGGACCAACGCTTCGTTTATCCGATGCACTGATAGCGGTACTGGCACGATTGACACCTTTGCGCAGCTGCCGGACGCCATGATCGCTACGAAAACCTCCGCCGCCGTGACCCACATCATTCCGGTCAAGAATGCGACGGGCACTACGTACTACGTCATGGTATCGAATGCTGCGTGATGAATATCGACAAAGACTTCCTGCAATCCGAGATTGCCAAAATGGAACAGCAACGTAACCATGCACATGATGTGGCGGTGGCTTCACAGGCGGCGATTGACGTGATGAAGGCGTTCATTACCCGTCTGGAGCTACCGGAACCTGGGTTGAGCTTCGCTGACCTCGGGCTGCCTGATCCTGTGCCTGCACCGGAGTAATTAAATGTCTCACGGCGACATCTGGGCGGTTAGCCCATCCACAAGCGCGACGTACTACCGTGCGGCTGCCGCAATTGCCGGGGCGGGGGTTATCCCGCTTATTCGGTATGCGGCGGGTCCGGAGGGGGTAGGCTACAAAGTCCTCGTCACGTCGGCGGGCGACGACAGCGGAGATACGTTCACCATCGTAGGGTACAAGGTTGGAGCCCTGGATGCAGGGCCGGTCACCGAGGTCGTTACGGGCCCCAATGCCACCACAGCGTCCTCCGTGAACTTCTACGCCACCATCGTGAGCATCACCGCCAGCGGGGCGTCTGCGGGGGCTGT